TACATCAGTGTTTGGTGCATCACCAACAAATGATTTAACATTCACAATTGCAGGTATAAATTCTGTAGTAGGAGGTCAAGTTACATCAGTGTCAGCGGCAACTGGAACTGCAAACACAGGCACAGGTAATGCATTGAATGTGGCAGGTTCAAACAGAGCTCCAATAGGTGTTGGTGCTCAATTTAGTATTACTAGAACCAATGACACAGATTCATCAACGGATTACACAGAAGTCACTGTGGTTCAAGATGGATCAAACTATGCAGTTGGAGACAAAGTTGTAATTAGTGGAGCAAGTCTGGGTGGATCAACACCAGCCAATGATATAACTGTTCGTGTACAATCGATCACTTCATTCGGTGGTGTGGTTAACAACACACATTCAGGAACAGCAATTGGAGGAACTGGTATCAGTGTATACTCTTCAGTAACAATTTCAGATCCAGTTTCACAAGCAATTCCATTATCTGCAACAATATCATATTCTGCATTGGCAACAATGAGAGTTAATTTCACAACACCACATGGACTTGTGCCAGGTAATGCATTTTTAGTTGTGATACAATCAGATGACGGATCAAACAATCACATATTGGCTTCAGGACCATTCTTAGCAACATCAATTCCATCACCAACAAGTTTAACATATCAAGTGAGATCACCAGGTGCTATCACAGATGCTGGTTGGCAAGGATCTATATATGGTAGACCAGATTCATTCTTTATACACAGACCATTTGATGGTGGTGTACAATTAGGAACAGGTGGACCGGCTCACGGTGCTCAAGCAATACGTCAATCTAAAAAATATATCAGATATCAATCAGGTAAAGGTTGTATGTATACCACTGGTGCTCTATTTGCTCCAAGTTATGACATACTTGATTTATCAGCAGATGGCACAGCATCAGGTTCTACAATCACTGTAACAACAGATGATGTTGACCACAATTTACAGGTAGGTGCTATTATTAGATTAGTAGGTATTGCAACATCAGGTTATGATGGAACATACACTATCACATCAATAACAAATGAAAGAACATTCACAGTGATTGCACAAATCACTTTGGGAGGAACTACTCCAGAATTTACAGATCAACCTCAAGTGTCATTGTATCAATGGAATGGTGCCACTGTAAGATCAGGTATATTTGATGATCAAAACGGAATTTTCTGGGAGTATGATGGACAAAACACAAATGCTGTGCAAAGAACTGCAACAAGACAATTGGCAGGCACAATCACAGTTACACCAGATTCAAATAATGTGACAGGTGTGGGTACAAGATTCAGAGAACAAATTAAAGCAGGTGACAGAGTTGTAATCAGAGGTATGACACACGTGGTATCAGGAATTACAGACAACACAACAATGAGTGTTACTCCAGATTATAGAGGTGTTAATACATCATCAGGTGTGAAGATGTGTGCTGTGGTAGACAAAAAAGCAAAACAATCAGAATTTAACAAAGATGTATTAGACGGAACAGGACCAAGTGGATACAAATGGGACGTGTCTAAGATGCAGATGATTGGGATACAGTTTTCATGGTACGGGGCTGGATTTATCGATTGGATGACAAGAGGTCAAACAGGTAACTTTATTTTTGTACACAGAATGAGAAATTCAAACGTTAACACAGAAGCATTTATGAGAACAGGTAACCAACCTGTACGTTATGAAGTAACCAACGAAGGTCCAGGTGCAAGACTACTTGAAAATATGGATACAACACAAAATACAATTACTGTTGTAGATGCATCATTCTTCCCAACAGGAGGAGGTACTGTGTACATTGATAACGAAATTATAACATTTACAGGTATCACAGGTGACACATTGACAGGTTGTACTAGAGCGGCACAACTTACAAACTTTGCGGCAGGTGCCACAAGAAACTATTCAGCGGGTGCGGCGGCGGCACACTTTAGAAACACTGGAGTTGTGTTGATATCAAACACAGCATCTCCAATCATATCACACTGGGGATCAGCATATCTAACAGATGGTAACTTTGACGAAGATAGAGGATATCTATTCAGTTACTCAGGTCAAGGATTACGACTATCAACAATTAGACAAACTGTATTCTTAATGAGATTGGCTCCTTCAGTATCCAATGCCTTAACAGGTGACTTGGGAGACAGAGATCTATTGAACAGAGCCCAGTTGCTACTGGATGGTATTGAGATTACCACAGAGCCAGTTGCGGCAGGTGGTGTACAAGGTCAGTTGGTGATTCAAGGAATTATTAATCCACAAAACTATCCAATTGATCCAGCAGACATAGGTTGGACAGGACTACAAGGAACAGCACAAGGTGGACAACCAAGTTTTGCGGAGATTGCTCCGGGTGGTTCAGTTAACTGGAACGGTGGTGCATCAATCACAACTGCGACAGCAGACACGATAGCAGAAATGACATCTTCATCTACTCACTGGTTTAACTTGGGTGGTAACAGAAACTATATGTATTTCTTGGAAGCACAATGGGAAGGCAAAGGACACGTGGTAGGTATGCGTGTAACCTCAGCACAATTCCCTAGCAACACAGTGGTTACACAGATTAGTGATAATGGTTCATATTACTTTGTAAGATTTTCAAACAGACACACAGGTGTATCGGGCGGTGATGCTGTGAACTTTGCATTTGGTGGTGACTTTGCAAGTACTAACTACTTGTTCTTTGATCCAACATCATGGGAAGCCTCAAACGCTGTTGCAGGTACTGAAGTGGATACAGCAACAACAACTGAATTTCCACCAGGCACAACTGTACAAAGTGTACAGGCTAAAACTGTGTTTGGGACAACAGAATACTACAGAGTTGACTTTAACCAAACATTCAATGGAACGATTGCCGCGGCAAGCAGTATATCATTTAACTTTGGTCAACCTCCTTATGCACAACCAGGTGAAACTATTTTCTCTTTCATTGCCCAACCGGGAGAAAGAGCAACACTTGGCTTAGACAAGATCAAAGCCTTAACTAACACAACACTAGGTGGACGTGGTACGTTCCCTAATGGTCCAGACGTGTTGGCAATCAACGTATTTAGAACTGCTGGTACAGGTGATGTAGCAGGAACAGTTACACTGCGTTGGTCTGAAGCACAGGCTTAATGGATCAACTCATCAAACATATATGCGAGACGTGTGGGTGTGAACAACACTGCAAAAAATCGTGTGGAGAATGTCTAGATTGTCCAGACTGTGTTTGTAAGGAATGTATTAACAAAGACTGATAAGATGAATTATAATAGGCTTCGTGTACTGGAAAGAGAAAACCCACACAAAGAACCTGAACGATGTTTTGTTTTACAAAAATTAATTAAAAAACACAATTTAAAAAAAGGCGCTGAACTAGGAGTTAGAAGCGGCGAACTTTATTATTTTTTGTTATCTCATTGTCCTGAACTTACCCTGATTGGTGTAGATTTGTACGAAAGTCAACCAAATGGAAGTACTGATCCTCAACGAAAAAGAACATATGATCAACCTCATATGGGGTTTAGTTATGATCACTCACTGTATTACAATTTCATAAAAGAGTTACAAAATGAATTTGGAACAAGAGCTCAATTTATAAAAGATTGGACTTCAAATGCGTCTTTATTAATTGAAGATAATTCATTAGATTTTGTGTTTTTAGATGCTGATCATGGATTTGATGGATGTTCGCAAGATATTGAAAAATGGACACCAAAAGTTAAATCTGGTGGATTTATAACAGGACACGACTTCTGGTTGTCAGGAGTAAAAAAAGCAGTACAAAAATATTTTGGCAACGATTATAAGAAACACCCAGATCACGTCTGGATACATCAAAAAAAATAAATTATTTTTCTTCTATTTTTTGTGAATCGCCAGGAATGATTCTATAATTGTCTTCTGGATCGTCAGCAGTGCTCACTTCAGTGATGCTACCTCGATCAGTTAAGCATTGTACTTGGTGTGGCATCAGAGGTAAGTTTCTCCATGTTTCGCCTTCTTTAAGTTCTTTTGTAAGTAACGTTGCAGTTTGAGTATCAATCCAACTTAACAAAAATTTACCCTCATTTACAAACCAAGTTTCATCTTTGGTTTTATGAAAATGCATTGAAAATTTAGCACCTTTTCTTTCAAACACCATTATTTTACCACAGTATTTGTCGTTGGAAGCCCAAATTAATTCGTATCCCCAACCTTTGTCTACTTTACCTTCTTTATTAATCATTTAGATATTGCTCAACTGTTTTATAATTTATTGTAACATTTTTATTTAATTCTGTCAAATCTGCACAGGTGTAAGACTGATATTGCCCTTTTAATTTTTCTGGCATAGGAATTGTTTCTATTTTGGCATTGTATTTTTTAGCCACAGATTCTGCTACTGATTGAAATGACGTTGCTGTACCTGTACCAACATTGTAGATACCACTGATGTCTTTTTGTAGCATTTGACACTGCACATTGCACACATCATCTACACACACAAAATCTCTAAGATATTGGTCACTATTTTCGAATAACTTGATCACACCACTTTCTTTTGCTTGTTTTGAAAATTTAGTTACTGGAGATGCTTGATCACCTTTGTGTTCTTCATGTTGTCCATACACATTAAAATATCTAAACCCCTGTACTAATATTTTAAATTCTCCCATGGCTTGTTGAATGAATCTATCAAACAAATATTTGCTCCAAGCATATGGTGATTGAGGATAAACAGGACCATTTTCTACAAAACTGTTTGTGTTGCCATACACACTAGCAGAACTGGCATATTGAAAGTTTACTCCCATGGTGTCACACATCTGTAACAATTTCATACTGTATTCATAATTCTGATCCATGATTAATTCTACATTTCTTTCTGTTGTAGAACTGATTGCTCCAAGATGAATTACCCAATCATACAGGCTGGGATCAGGAAAAGTGTTAGAAGCATATTCAAACATGGTCACTTCATAATTCATATCATTTAAATGCTTACACAAATTTTTTCCTATAAATCCTTCCGCTCCTGTTACGCAAATTTTCATTCGTGATTTCTCCAAAGTTTAATTGTATCATGTGCTTCATTGGGCACAATGGGTTTTATAAATTCGCTTCTATGATCAGCAACGAAATTTATGTTTATGTTGATTCTGCTCCTAGCATCTGTACAAGTAGATCCTGTGTGTTTCATGTAACTAGGAAACACAACCATTGAATTAGCAACACTGTCGATTTTGTCATCTTCAAACTCTGTAAAACCATTGTTTGTGTTCACATAATAGATTGCTGTGTAACTCAATGGTATTCCAGTATCAGTATGCATTCCATGAGTGATAATTTTTTCTTTACTTGGAATATTATTTGCTTTTACTCTGATAAAGGTGTGAGGCTGAAGCACTTCAAATATAGGAAACAACATTTGCCAATATTCTGGTGTAGTCAAAATTTGACTGACTTCGTGAAACTTATGAACAAACTGCAATTGATGTTTTTCTTCTGTATCAAATTCTGATTTCTTAACCACGTGATCATTGTAATTCCAAGTAAATGTATCATTGGTCATGGTTTTAAAAATATATTCATAGTGCTCTTTTGCCAGTACATCTGTGCATAACATTCTATTATTTCTTATTTCAATTTTCATTTTTAACTTTCTCTAAAATATTTGTGGTTGAAAAACCGTCTACAGTTGGAAATATCACAACTTCAGCCATCTCATTTCCCACTGTGGTTGCCACTGTGTAATCACCACCTTTCACAATCACATTAGGTTTGATTGTTTGCAATGCTTCTATAGGTGTGTCTTCATGGAACACAACCACTTGATCTACCCAAGGCAATTCCATCAATTGTTTTTTTCTAATCAATGTATTGTTCAATGGTCTATCATTTCCTTTTAATCTTTTTACACTTTCATCTGCATTTATTCCAACAATCAATTTGTCTCCATGGCTTTTAGCAAATTTTAATAATTCTAAATGTCCTTGATGTAAAATATCAAACACACCGTTGGTCCAAACCACTGTGTCTTCTATATCGCTGATCTGTACCACTGTAACGCCTCGATGTTGTACCACTTTACTGGCACCTTTTAATGCCAACGTACAAGCATCTGTCATGCTGTATCCTTGTTCAACGTATTTTACAATAATTGCCAACACAGTATCTCCTGCACCACTAACATCTGCTAATTCTACAGCATCACCAGTGATATGTTGATATTCATCTTGACCAACAACATGAATACCGTTGCCGCCATCTGTCACAATTAACCAATCCCAATTAAATTTTATTCTGAATTGATCAGCAGTTTTAGAATCAAATTTTCCAAACCATTGTTCATATTCTTTCATGTTGGGTTTAACCAAATATGCACCTGTATACGATTCAGGATTTTGTTTTGGATCCACATAAACTCTTTTGACAAGATGCACAACGTCATTAACCAACGATTGGTTGATTACTCCTTTGTTGTAATCGCTGATCAAAATTACATCATCTTTTTGTAAATTTTTTACCAAATTAATCATGGGCTCAGATTGAGTGTATTGTTCTTCACGATCCAGCCTCAACAGGTGTTGTCCGTCTGCACCAATCATGCGTGTTTTCACAGTGCTGGTTACAGCATCATTGCTTATGAATGTTTTGATGTTGTTTTTAAGCAGTATTTCTTGTATTCTATGACCCGGGGCGTCGTTGCCCACGGCACTGTAAAGATGCGTGTCTACGCCGAGATTTGATAGGTTTAAAGCGAGGTTTCCTGCCCCTCCTATGTTGTAATTGCGGTCATTTTCTTTTAATACCAATGCTGATGCTTCCGGTGATACTTTGGTACAATCACCTTGTACCCACACATCCAGCATTACATCTCCAATTATTTTCATTTGATTAATTTAAGCATTTTAAACACAGTGTCTAATTTAATTTGGTTTGTTTTGTTTTGGAATGTCTTACGCAATCCTTGGTGTAATGGTTTGGGCCAGTTACCAAAAGTAACCCAAGCATAGCCATCATGTTCTGTGTTTAGTGTTGGAATAAATTCTTTTTCTACCACACACAAATAGGTGTGGTATAAAAAATTTTCATCATTACTGATAAACGTTTCCATTGGAATAGTTTTCTTAATTTGTTGAGTGCCTATTTCTTCTTGAATCTCTCTTTGAAGACCTTCCCACAAATTTTTATCTGAAGTTGTAGTACCACCAACCAATCCCCAAACATTATTTTGTTTGCTTTGAGTTCTGTGTAGTAATAAAAATCTTTTTGTATCTAGTGTATAGAAGAGTGCTCCACACCCTACAATCTTACTGTTCATACAATTAATTATGTGACTACTGGATCTTCCAAGTGCCTTTACGATATTCACCTTCGAAAGACAATAACCATTCTGTACCATTCCATTTGTACTGCACACCAGTATTTAAATTGGTAATAAATGATTCTGAGAAATTGGTATTGGTGCTTGGATTAGCACTTGCATCAAAAATATTTTCCCAATTTGTGCCATTCCATTCTATAATGTCATTTGCACCTGCAACTAAATCTATGTTGCTGTCACCTTTCCATGCATCTGCTCCATCTTCATTATCGGAATCACCTATTGATTTAAGTAACAACAATCTTTTTCCATTTTGTTTTACATTGGATGGATTGAATGTGGTAGGATCCACTATGAAATCTACAGAACCACTTGTTGTTACTGGTCCAACAATTACAGTGTCAGTTGGGATTGTATCTTCGTCCCACTCAACTAAAAGTTGGAATGGATTTGCTTCGTTTACTGCAACAGTACCTACCACAGGAGCATCTATGCCTTCTCTGTTTAGATAAATTTTGCTCAATCCATCTTTATAATTAGGAATAGTTTGCACATTTCCTGTCCAAACCACACTGCCTATAACACCTTTATCAATTATTTGAGCAACACTGTTTAAAACGTAAACATCATAATTTATACCTGTTGTACCTAACACAGCGTCAGTGTCTTTTCTTGTGGCAACACTTGTGTCTACAGAACCATCTGCATTGGTAGTGATACTTGCTTTGATATCAAAATCATTTCCGTCTTGATATGCATTAAGTTCAGGCATTGTTTGACTCAAATCTACATTGCCTGTTTTTTCGTTGAAAATACTTGTGATAATATGAGTAATCACTCCTAGTTTTTTAACTTTGGTTGGTGGTGATATGTATATAGGTGTTGTAAATCCTAATGTTGCAACATCAACTTCTGTTTCTGTGCCTAGTGGAATTGTTCTTGATGAAAAACCAATATTTGCTAATTCAACAACACTCAAACTGGTCCAGTCAACATAATTGTCTGTGGTTTGAATCTCAAGTGATGGATTAAACAACATCATTATCTGTTCCATTATTTGCAATTTTTGTTCTGTGTTGGATGTCCAAATATCTGCATTCAATGATAATGTGTAAGGAGTAGGCATCAATCTTTCAACAGTAACATTTTTACCTTGTTCGTTCAAGTATTCATTGTTGTTGCTGTCAAATGCTCTTTCTCTAATATGAATTTTACTCACAAAACTTGCATCTGCTAAACGTGTTCTGTCCATTTCTAATGCAGTAACATATATTCCCATTCTTGGAACAGACGGTAATTTGTTTTCTGAGTTGTCTCTTATGATGTGACTCACCTGTCTAGAAATATCTCCATACATAACAGGTATAGTTTTCAATCCACCATCACCATCTTTGTAAGAAAAATTACTCATCAATCTAATTATTTGTGTGATATATCTTCTAATTTGTCCGTCGTAAAAAAATTGCATTAATTATCCGCCTTTGGTTTTAGTGCTTTTGATAAACTCTGTCTTTCAGTAACTGATTCACCAGCAATTGTTGAAGTTTTAGTATTGTTAACAAACGTACCTTTTTGTGTGTTTCTTGTATCAGTGTTAGTCAATGTCATGCGTACATTATCTTCCATTTTTACCCAACGTCCACCGTTGTATCTAAACAGTCTGTTTGGTAAAAAATCTGTACGTAAAAAATAATCTCCTGTGTCCGATGTGCCTGGAAAACTGATACCAAATCCAAACTGTTCTCCATTGGGTGGAATGCCATCACCTAACAAATATCCATCATAACCTTCTTTGCTAGGAGTTTGATTTACTCTGTCCGCCAATGTGTTTTGAGTAGATGTGTCTAGTGTTGATGTATCAGTTGTGACCAATTCTGGTTTTCCTTTATCATCCACTTGCAGTGTATAAAAATGTGCTAT